TCTTCTCTACAGATATCTTTAATTAAATCAATCTCACTAAACATAGCATCTGCAAATTGAGAATCTGATGTTCTATCGATGTTTTCTCTATGTACTGAACCGTATATATTACGGTAAAGTGTTTTAATGTTTATCCACACTTTACCATTTCCTACATACAGTGGTTTATCGTGTTTGATAATCTCACTGGTGTTTAGCATAGATTCAAATGCAAGTGATGTACCGATAGATAAAGGAAGTTGTCCTCTTTCTCTTTCATTCACATAGTTCATTTCAATCTTCTTTCAGAATTTCATTTAAGTAATTTGGAATGGTTTTAATCACTTGTGGTGAATATCCTTTTTGTTCAGCTTTCAATAGAATTAGTTCTTCGATATTATCAGGATTAATAACCAATGGAACATAATCATTTTCAATACTAAATACTTCTTCTTGATTAGCAATGATAGATTTATCTGTATTGACTTTAATCGACCAATAAATATCGATGTTTTCCATTTTTAAAACCATAAAAGTTTTATCTAAAGAAATAGGATGTCCTTGTTCACATTCTATCCTTACTCTAGATAGAGGAGGAAGAGGTTCTACATTTCTTCTGATTTTATCAAAGGAATCTTGTAATGAAAGTCCTGTGATATTAATGGTTTTATAAATAGTCGCTGTTTTATTCTCAATGAATTTTGCTTTAAATTCACCTGATGGCTGTAAGATAATTTCTATATAACCTTTAGGCTCTTCTTCACCATGTGTTAATCTAGAAAAACTACCTGGGGCAATAATCTTACCCTTAGAGGAATGTTTGTGAATATGTCCAATAATAATCGGGCCTTTCACTATATTCTCGTAATCTTCCTCATTGTGTTTGTGGTCTGGGGCTAACTCTGGTAACTGATATTGAAAACAACCATGCATAATAGCAAAGTCTACTTGTTCAATATTGTGTTGTTTTAGTTTCTCTTGTACGATACTAAATGTTTCTTGAGGTGTTGTTCTTGGTCTATCTGGTACAAATAATACATTGACATCGTATTTGGAAATATAGACAATATCAATAGTATCTACCAAAATAACTTCAGCATCAATCTTAGCTTCTTTGTTAATATGTAAAAACTTCTGAATCTGTCCTGCATCATGTAGAGGTGTACCATCTACAATACAGAATACAATATCATGGTCTTTACAATATCGTAACAGATAATACATAGTAACTTCTGTATCAATAGCATCTTGATGATTATTGGGTAACAACTTATCGTACCAGTCACCATCTAATACTAAAATATCTGTACCTGCTGCATCTTTACCATAAGGGAAACACTCACGTATCTCTTCTGAAATTTTAATAGTAGGAGTAGAAGAGTGTCCGTTGTGGACATCACCGAATGCTTTAATTTTAAGTGGTCTTAACATTGGACACTTCCTTTTAAACTAATATTCAGAAATGGTTTTTAGTAAGAAATAAATGGATTAGATTCACCATTAGCTATACTATCATCTTCATTATTAGTTTGTTGCTCATTAGTTTCGTTTGTTGGTTTAAATAAACCCATTTTCACAAAGAAAGCATTCCATTTTGCTTTGTGTGCTTCAATGACATTTCCATCAAATCTATCTAGCATACTCTCGTATAAATCTGTACGAGACTTACGTGAAATAGTGCGATAATTATCACCTGTATTATTAATGATTTCAAACTTACGACCTAGTGAAGTAACACTCTCATCAATCTCTTCAACTTCGTCATTTAACAATACATAACTATTATTAGGATACATAGACGGAACAGTAGCAACAACATTACCATCTTTGTCTACTAAGTCTACTTCATTATACGGACCACCGGCGAAGTCTAACCAATCTTCGATGGTGAATCTATCTTCATCCGTAACGTAACCACAATGCATGGGTAAGAAGTTATCAATATATTCTAACACATGAATTACAGAACGAGATTCTTTTTTAAGTTTTGCTTCATTGTTTAATGATTCAATTACTGGTTTAATACCATTTATCATAACCGCTTGTTCATTAAACTCTTCACCAGGACGGACTACTGATAAATTATTAGCTGTTTCTACTAAGCTATATTCTGCCATTTTAATTTCCTTTTATTAATTAACGTGGGTCACGGTAGTCTTCTGAAATAGAGAAACCTGTATTGAATTTATCCAATACATAATTGAAGATACCTTCTTTATAGATTACATTCTTCTCAAATACCACGAATTTATCATTATCGTAATATTGAATATTCATTTTAATACCCACTGCATTTTCAGCTTCTAATTCGTGGATATCTTTAATCACACCATCTACTGTTGTTACATATACTTCGACATTCACACTTTCTAAATACTTTCTTAAGTATTCAGTTACATTTGTTTCTAGTTGTTCTCTTAGAGTTGTAATGTCTTCTATATTATCAGCTGCAATAGATTGATAGGTGGGTATAGTACCATAGTATAATGTAGACTGTGATGCTTCAGAAGTAAAAAAATAAGCCAGCAATCTATCTAGTTTATTCTTTTCACCATATTGTAACCACCCTTCTTTATCCAGAGTAGGAACCAGTTTTAGTTTTGGATTATTGCTTCTAGGTTTCATGATTCACCCTAAAAAATAAAAGTTATAGAAAGGCTACTACCACTAGTAATAGTGGTAGTAGTCTGTATCAGATATTAAAGGTATGCACCATGTAAACTAGATGGATCTTCTTCACCTTCGGAAATCATGCTGTAGAATCTATTCCAGTTATTGCGTACCATGACTTTCTGATTCATTAAGAGTTCAGGAAGTTCATCTAATGCATCATTAGAATAAATCACAAATTTCTCATCGTGTTCTTCACCATCGTAATTCTCATCAGCGTATTGAACCATACCATCAACAACTTGTTGGTAATATGGATTATCTTCGCCAGTAAGTTTAGGGAATCTATCTTCTTCAAATCCCCAACCTTCGATACGTCCACTACTGTATTCTTTTTGGAAATACGGATTGGAGAGAATGTATCGTTGGTTATTACGTGATGCTGACCTAAAGTCATCAATGCTAAACACTTGGCGGATACCATCATCGAATACGCCACCGCTATAGCGCATATTGTTTTGAGCAATATTGATAGAACGAATAGCACCTTCGTTAAATCTTTGTTGCAGTTTATCTTGAAACCACATTGCTTGGTCACCATAAAGATTAGTGATATTGTCAATTCTATTTTGAATAAAATTGACTGTATCCATGTTCATGGTACCGTACATATGCACACGGGCTGCGTCTCGTCCACCTAAGTGTAATCTAGCCATACTCATTCCTTTCTTTATGCTACAAATCTAGACATAAAGGTGGCTTGTGCTTTTGTTGGTTGTTGCTCATCGTGTAGCAATAACGTATTTGCTAAAGCCATTGCTGTTTGTTTAGAAATGGAAGTCACACCGTCTGCTTCGTAGACATTAATTAAATCACCTACTGAATACTTAGCATCAAATGGTTCAAATGCTTTTGACATACGTTTATCCAGTACAGCTAAGAAGGTTTCTTGGTCACCGTCAAAGTCACCATTATACCATGCTGCAATTTTACCAGATGTTGAAGCAGACATATCACGCACATCTGTCTTAACACCTACTACTGGAGGAATACGTAATCGGACAATCGAACCATGTTTTAACGATGGGTTACGGTTAATGATAATGGTAATACCTTTGTTGCCTTCAGAATCTGTGGATTCATCAATTAATTCCAACATGATTTCATGTAACTTAGGGTGATACACCTTCTGATACTTCGTCATGATTTCATTTACTCTTGATGAAGACAAACCATACTTGTGGTACAGTTTTGCACGGATTTGTGGAGCAAACATACCCATAAACCCAATCCATGGTAAACGCACTTCTGAATAGTGATGCGGGCCATTGATTGCTGTTACTACAAAACGACCTGTAAAGTTAGAGCGTGTTGCAATAACGTGTTTACGGATTTCACCTGGTTTAGAACCCAAGAACTTAGGGTTAATTTCCATAGACTGATATTCACTAAAATAGCTCAAGAACTTAGAAGCTCTGGCTAATTTGGTTTTAGTAGAAATACCACCACGGACATTATCCTCATTGTCAATACCTACCATTAAACGAATGGCTCGCAATAGTTTTGGTGTACTTGGGTCAATCCATTTTTTACCATTTGAGTTTTCGATAATGGTAACAGCTTTATTTGGGATTTGAATGTATTGTTGCCAAACAATATCTCGATTTTCTTTAAAAAGTTTTAGTAATGCTTCACCAGATACAGATGTCGTATCTGAACTGCGTCTAAATTCTTTTTCTGTTAAAAGCAAGTGAATATAGGTATCGAAGTTATCGTAGAAATGCTGATAATCTCGAACATTTAAACCTAACTCATCTAATCTTTGCAACATCATCGAGATAGATTTGGTGAATTTTGTTACCTTTGGTTTATACGTAGGGTCGGTTAGCCATTGTAATAAATTAAACTTATACGTTGAACGTTCCAAATAGGTTTGTAATTGAAACCACAACATTGGATTCATTAATGCAGGAACACCAATTGGCGCGCGAACCCACATTTTATTATCTAAGTCGGTAGATACAACCTCTTCTGCGACCGAATCACATTTACTACATCGTACACCTTTATAGATGTTCATTGAAAGAGCACCACATTGACAACTAGGGATATTGTCAAATGCTTCACCTACTTCCAACATCAATAAACTATTTACAATCGCTTTATCTCGGATAGTACGATTAGATAATTCATTGATTACGATTTTGCTGTGATGGGTTCTATTAAATAGCTCATCGGAGCTAATATATTTTAAATGTACACCCATTGATTACCTCTCTTTAAATTCCTAGTTTCCTTATATAAAAGCAGTATAAACTACTCAAATATATCGAATCTTGAAAAATTATACAAAATAAAAATAAAATACTACCGAAGGGTTTTATCCCCTCGGTAGCATTTACTTCTATTTCAGAAGGTAATTAGTAAGTGTTACCACTGTTGTTTACGCCATTACCCCAACGTGCACCAAACAAAGAGCTACGTGGGCCATTGTTCGCTGTTTGGTTAGACAAGATTGAACGACCCAGGTTGTCAATCATTGCAGAACCAATGTAGTTCGCAAACATATTTTGGCCGAAGGTGTTTGTTACGTTACGGTTAATCAGGCGTGGGCCTACTTCCAGCATACATTGGTGTACAGCACGTGCGTAGATGTTTTCAATCTCCAGACGTGCACCGTAACCTACGATGCGAGAATGTGGCAACAATGTACCAACGATTTCTTGTTGGATACCGATACCTTGTTGTACTTCCAGACGTGGGTCTGATTGAGCACCTACCAGGGCACGAGTAAACTCAAGATTCTCTTTAATACCATTGACGTTATTGTCCAAGAACAGACGGTCAATATCTTGCAATGAACGGATATCACCAGTTTGTGCGTTGTGGTATTGACCTACCAAGAAACGACGATTTGGCAGAGTAAATACTACACGACCAGTACCGCCCAAGGAAGAGTATACTTCTTTAAAGCGGCCACCGAACAAGTGGTCAGTTACTGCCAAGATTTTAGCATTTTCAGAATCAGGTTGGATTGCAACATGGTCTTCTTCAAACGCAGCATTCACAAAGTCAGCCATCATCCATTCAGTTGGAGTACCCAAACCTACATCGATTGCGAAAGATGTAGAATCCAAGAAGTAACGACCAATGATATCCAAGTAATCATTTTCAGATACATTTGGGTCTGTTGCTGGAGTTGGAAATGGAGCGAACTCAGGCATACGGAACATTTCAGATGCTTCGTAACCCAAACCAGCAATGGTGTGTTGCCAATCAGGAGCACGATTCAGTGGGTTCAATGCTTGGTAGATGTACCAGTAGTCTGCAAAAGTAGCACCAATACCTACACCCAGGGCGTAGATGATGTTACCCAAAGATTGTGCGCGAGTTGGCATCAGGCTAGTAAACACGTTTACTGGCAAGAAGATTTGCTCGTCAGTAGATTGAGCCAATTTCTTACGTGCCCATGGAGAATCCACATGTGTAGTGTTGGCTGGATTTACCATTACTACGTCAGTGTAGCCACAGATAGAGAATACTTCTTTAGCTACAGAACCGCCAACAAAACCTACATTGTTTTGTTGTACTTGACGTGCGTTTACAACATGTTGCCAGTCAGCACGGATTGGGTTACCGTGGAAGTCTTTAATCACGCCACCAACCAGCTTGCGTTCTACTTCGAGGGTTTCTTTCTTGTTGTCGTATTCCAACAAATTGATGTCTTCTAGTTTGCCTTGTGCTTCATTGAACGCAGCGAATGCTTTCAAAGTACAAGCATTGATTGCATTCAGAAGAGCTGGTTGGATTTCTTTCTTGTCTTCGAAATTAATGAAGTCAGTATAGATTGGGCAACCACCAGCAAATACCACATCATTGCTACCCAAGCAATCACGAGCAGCTTGCAGCAGGAACTGCACAATGTTGTCTGCTTCGAAGATTTGGCTTGGGAATGTATTAATGGTGTAGCTGCGTTGACCTGGGCCAGCTTGGGTGGTTTCTGTAGTCAGAGTAGTATCTGATGTACAGATTACCAATGCATATACACCATGTGGGCCTTTCAGTTCTGTGTCACGGGTAGTAACCAACAGAATGTCCATGCCCAAGTCATGGTTGTTGCGGTCCAACGGATAGAAGCCCAACTCCAATCGGTTAGATTGGGTATTCTCTTTGATGATGGTTTTCATTTGTTCAACCATCTTCATCAGACCGTCATTTACAACGGTGAAAGTAGAACCAAAGAGACCTTCTTGAGAAGCAAAGGTGAAACCACCAGTGCGTTTAGTAGAAGAAGGTTGTTGTTGGTTGTTAGAAGTGCTGTTACCAGCGATTTTACCGATATCTTCCATGCTATTAACGGAAGGTTGTTGAGGTTGGCGTTTGTCATTGATT